GCGCGGCACAGTTCTGGGTGCCGAATGGCCAGCCCGGCAAGCAGACCATGACGATGCTGCTTGAATCCTATGAGCGCGCGAGTATTGCGGCTCGGAAGGCGGCCCGGCCCCGATAGCCAGCCAGCCACCACATCCACCCACCTTCACGGAGACGACCATGCTGCTTGCCGACCACATCGCCCTGATCCAACAGACCAAGCGCCTGCAGCGAGCCTCAGAGGCCATTGCTCATGGCGCCGTCTCAGCCGCCTCGCCGGACATGACATTCGATTTCGCTGGCGTCCGCTTCATGGGCGATGACGCCCACCATCTGATGAATACCGTCCTGGGCGGCGTGCAGCAGATCGCGGACAGCGCCAAGGCCGCGCTGATCGCAGGAGGCGTCGAGTTTCCAGCAGACCCGGCGCCGAAGGAGGCCAACTGACCATGGCGGCGGCGGCGTTGAAGATCCCTGACGCGCCGGTGCGCGCGACCCGCAACCGGCCCAAGGACCGGCTGGCCTGGCTGGTGAAGCAGGGCCACATCTCAGCCGATCACCTTGAGCTGGGCGAGCGCATCCTGCGGCTGGCCGAGGCGAAGGACCGTGAGCCATCCCCGCGCATGGCGTTCGGCGGCGGCGGCTCAGGCGCAGGCAGTAGCCCGGCCTTGGTCCGCACCGCTGCCGGCCAGCGATGGGACCGCCTGTTCACCGTGGCGGGCCCGACCGGCGAGGCCATCGTCACCGCCATCATCATCGACGGCATGACGACCGAGGAAGCCGCCAAGTACCTCAACATCCACCAGAAGGCCGTCCTGCACATGCTGCAGTACACCCTCAACATCTTGGAGCGGTCATGAGCTTCACGCAGCCCCACTTCCTCGACGGCGTGCATCGGTCTTGGCCGTGCTTTCCGCCCACCGCCCGCATCGAGCTATCCCAGCAGCGGAGCATGTGCGATCCCCTGGGGCAGCGCGTCGCGGCGCACGTCACGGGGACCAACGTGGTCTTCTACCTCACCTACAGCGACCAACGCGGCATGATGAAGGAGCTATCCGACAAGCTGGACGCGCACCTTGCGCACTGGCTGCGCTCTCCTATGCGGGCGGGCCGCCATGATCGCGGCTGGCCCAAGGTGGCAGCGTGAGCAAGTCCGCCCAGCGCGCAAGGCTTTGGCACCGTGAAGGAGGGCGCTGCTGGTATTGCGACCGCCCGACCCGGTTGGGCGGGGCTGTGACGGCAGGCTGCTTCGCCACGGTCGATCACCCTATGCCCCTGGCGCGAGGCGGCACCGACGACGACACCAACCGCGTATGCTGCTGCTTCCGCTGCAACCAGGCCAAGGGTGCGCTGACCGAGGCCGAGTTCAGGTCGATGTCCACGGTTGACGCCATCCGCTTCAACGACGCCGTGAAGATGCACGGGCTTGGCAACATGACCATCATCGAGGTCGCTATGGCGGCTGGACGGCAAGCTGCAGCATGAGCAAGCTCGACACTATCGTCATGGCCCAATGGTTCGCGGAGGAACGGCACGACGGCTGCTGGGTGATCGAGACCCAGCCCGGCGTCCAAGGCTGCACCATATTCGGCCCCATGGACGAGGGCCTTGTCCTCACCCTCATCAGCGCGCGCCGTGACGCCTATGAGGCGACCTGTTCGAGGGGGAGCGCCCAGCTGCTCAGTCACGCTTGCTGACGACTAGCTGTTGACAGGGGGCTCCCCCTTGAGCATTGGACAAATGTATCCGGTGATTCGTGCGCCCGACCATCCACTTGGTCCCCGCGCAGTCTAACACCACATAGGGCTCCGGCTGCGGACGACGCGCCGGGGCCCTCATCTTTTCAGGCTGGCTTAGCTCAGTAGGTAGAGCATCTGATTTGTAATCAGAGGGTCGCGGGTTCGAGTCCTGCCGTCAGCTCCAACGAACGCAGCGAGAAACGGTCACTGGCACCTACAAGGCAGCCACACCCCTCGCTGCACCCGACACCAGCGATAGCCGAGCCCGTCACGCTTTCACGGTTGACGTTCACCCCACCGGCTCAGTCCTCACGCGCAACCCTCTGATGTTGCGACGGGCTCTGCCATCGCTGGCACCTATCCACCCCACCAAGGACGCAGACGCCAATGGCTAAGGCCCCGAAGCCTGACGGCCGCCGTGCAAACGGCCGCCCGAAGAACTCGATCAACAAGCGTTCCGAGGAAAACATCAAGAAGGCGGAGAAGGGCGGCATCATGCCCCTCGACTTCATGCTCAAGCAGATGCGCGACACCAAGCGTCCCATGGATGTCCGCCTCGACGCCGCGCACAAGGCCGCGCCCTATGTCCACGCCAAGCTGCAGTCTCTCACCGTGGCGGGCAACCTGGGCTTCATCACCCAGGAGCAGGCGCTGAAAGACCTGCAGGACTGATGGCGGCGCAGGACGCGCCCGCTGCCAAGATGAGCCCGGAGGAACGGGCGCTGCGGAAACGCTGCCGCGACGAGCTGCCATACTTCGCGCGCAAGTGCCTCAAGATCAGGGACAAGCCCGGCAACATCGTTCCGCTGATCCTGAACGACGTGCAAATCCATATCGACGGGTTGCTGAACAAGCAGCTTGCCGACACTGGCAAGGTCCGCGCGATCATCCTGAAAGGTCGCAAGCAGGGCTGCAGCACCTACATCGCGGCCCGCCACTATCACAAGGTCACGCACCGCGTCGGCTTCCGGGCCTACATCCTGACCCACCTGAGCGACGCCACCGACACGCTGTTCGGCATGGTTGACCGCTTCCACAAGCACAACAACCCGCTGTTGAAGCCCAAGACGGGCGCATCCAACGCGACGGAGCTGGCCTTCCCCCTTCTCGAAGGGGGCTACAAGGTCGGCACCGCGGGCTCCGCCAACGTCGGGCGTTCCGACACCCTGCAGCTATTCCACGGCAGCGAGGCCTCCTTCTGGCCCAAGGCCGATGACCATGCGGCGGGCATCCTTGAAGCCGTCCCTGACGCGCCGGGCACCGAGATTATCTTGGAGTCCACCGTCAACGGCCTGGGCAACTACTTCCACAAGACGTGGGTAGCGGCCGTGGCCGGGCAGAACGGTTACATCGCCATCTTCGTCCCTTGGTTCTGGTCGCAGGAGTACCGCGATCCAGTGCCGGACGACTTCAAGCTCTCACCAGCAGACTTGCTCTACCAGGCCGCGCACCGGCTGGACGACGAGCAAATGCGCTGGCGCCAGCTCAAGATCGTCAACCTCACAAGCGAGTGGAAGTTCATGCAGGAATATCCTGCCACCGCCGAGGAAGCGTTCCAGACATCGGGCGAGGGCTGCTACATCAAGCCGGAGCTGGTCGTTAAGGCGCGGCACACGCGCATCATCAGCCACCCGTACATCCCGATCATCATCGGTATCGACCCTGCTAGAGGCGGCAGCGACCGAACCGGCGTCATCGACCGCCAAGGCCGCAGGGCAGGCGGGCACGTCAACGAAGCCTGGCACGAAAGCAACATCGAGCGGATGTGCGCCAAGGTCGTGGCGCTCATCAAGAAGCACAAGCCCAAGAAGGTCGTCATCGACGCGACCGAGGGCTTCGGCGCTGCCTTGGTCGATATGCTCAATGAGCTGGGTTACGAGAAGATCGTGGTCGCTGTGAAATACAGCGGCGAGCCCATCGAAGAAGGGCTCTACCTCAACCGGCGCGCTGAGATGTACGCCGGGCTGCTGGACTGGCTCTCGAACCCCATGGGCGTCGAGCTGCCCGAACACGATGACGACCTGCAGGCTGAAATCTGCGCCGCCATCTGGGGGCCGAACGCCACCCACCATACCCGCAGCGGTCTTCTTCAAATCGAGAGCAAGGAACAGATCAGGAAGCGCCTCAAGCGCTCCCCCGATAAGTCCGACGCGCTCGCCCAGACCTTCGCCGTGCAGATCGTCGCCGCCAAGCCGGAAATCCCGGCCGCTGCTGCTGCTGCCTACGACAACAAGGTCAACTACTAGGAGCATCCATTGTCCGCACCCGCCCTGCAGCCCATCGCTCAAGACGACGAGACGCTGGCCTTGGGCAGCGAAGCCATGCCGGAAGCCGTGGCGCAGGTTTCGGAGGCGGACATGGATGCGGCCATGGCGGCCGTCGTGGGCAAGCTGCAGGGCATTGCCGACAAGCAGGTTCAGCTCAAGTCGGCCATCGAGCAGCGTTGGTTGGACGACCTGCGCCAGTTCCATGGCCGCTATGACGTGCAGACCGAGAACGCGCTCAAGCTGGCCGAAAAGTCCAAGCTGTTCGTCAACCTGACGCGCGCCAAGGTGAATAGCTGGGAAGCCCGGCTCACCGACCTGCTGTTCCCCACCGACGACAAGAATTGGGGAATTCGCCCGACTCCGGCGCCGCATCTGTCCGCCCAGGTCTCCGCGCACCTCGCTGCGGTGAAGGCCGCCGAGGCCCACGCTACGCAGGCCCACCAGGGCGGCGACCCAGCGGCCGGCGCCGCGATTGCCCAGCAAGGCACCGATGCGGCCCAGGCGGGCGCATCCATCCAAGACGCCATCGAGGAAAACGCCAAGCGTTGCTCGCTGATGGAGTCGGAAATCGACACCCAGCTCAAGGACAGCGATTACAACATCCGCTCGCGTGACGTGATCCGCGACGCCATCAAGCTCGGAACGGGCGTGATGAAGGGCCCGGTCACAAGCCAGAGGCTGCGCCGGTCGTGGAAGCAGGCGCCAGCCAACGCCAACACCCCGCCCGCAGCCATCTCCGACCAGCTCGGCACAGCGGCACCGACTTCGGGCACAGCCGCCAGCAGCCCTTACACGCCCGCACAGGGCGCCCCGGATTCTGTCCCTACCGACCTTCGCCCGTGGAAGCAGCCAGATCCCGCCCAGGATGTCGCGCCCACCGCAGCGGGCACCGCCTATGTCCTCGACCAGCATCCCGATCCGGCCCCGGAATTTCTTTGGGTCGATCCGTGGTCGTTCTTCCCCGATATGTCGGCGCGCACGCCGGATGAGGCCGAATTCAGCTTCGAGCGCCACCTGTGGAACGCCAAGCAGCTCCGCAAGGCCGTGAAGACCTGCGGATTGAACCCGAAGACCGTTACCGAACTGCTGCGCGCGACACCAACCAACACGATCCCGACCTATTGGGCCCAACTGCGCGAAGTCACGTCGAACAGCTCCATCATCGGCATGGAGGCCCGCTATCAGGTCTGGGAATTCCACGGCGTCCTTGAAGACGAAGACCTGGCCGTAATTGCCGCTATCACCGGCAAGACCGACGTGATCGATTTCGTGACGGACAACCCGCTTCTGGAAGTCCCCGTCATCGTGTGGTTCTGCCAGGGCCACCTTCTCAAGTTCGCGCCCTATCCGCTGGATTCCGGCGAGAGCCTGTATTCGGTCGTCAACTTCGAGCCCGACGACACCAGCATGTTCGGCTTCGGCGTGCCGTACCTGCAGCGCGACAGCCAATCCGCCTTGAATGGCGCATGGCGCATGATGATGGACAACGGCGCCCTCTCGGTTGGGCCCCAGGTCGTCATGGACACCGACCAGATCAAGCCGGCCGATGGGTCGTGGACGCTGCGCCCCATGAAGGTGTGGCTCAAGAGCGGCACGTCCCTGACCAAGCTGCCGGACAGCTACAAGCCGTTCGAGACGTACAACATCACGTCCAACCAATCGCAGCTGCAGACCATCATCACCCTCGCCAAGGAGTTCGCGGACGAGGAAACCAACATGCCGCTGATCGCGGCTGGCGGCACCGATACCCACGTCACCAA